CTAACAAACGAGTTTATAGAAAATTCGAAAGAAGATTTGCTTAAACAAAAAGAGGAGTTAGATAAAGACAGATGATAGAGCTTATATTAGCATTGTCCGTTATTGTAAATACATTTTTAGTTTGGTATATTGTACAACTTTTGCGTCGTTTTCTTGTCTTTCAAGAAGACTTGGACGAGTTTGCGATAAAGCTGGAAGAGTACGAGGGACACGTAGAAGTAGTCAATAATCTAGAAAGATTCTATGGAGATGCAACACTTGGTGCTCTCCTTAGACACTCTAAAGAGATGGCAGAGGAATGCAAGCAATTCCAGTCTATTTTAGAAAACGAAGAGAATGAGGAAGAAGAGGAAGAATATGCCACGCAAGAAGAGTACTAAAAATCATTATTTCACAAAGGTTCACGAACAAGCAATCATAGATTATTGCAGTAGTGAGTGTCAAAAAGAGCGAAATGAGCTATATAAGGTGTTTATAGGACCAGTTTTCGATGAAATGGTCGATAAAATAGTGTATACTTACAAGTTTACAACGCTTCCTAACATTGATACTCTTCGCGAAGATTGCAAAAATTGGCTTATAACGGTGTTAAACAAATTTGATGCATCTAAAGGCTCTAAAGCGTTTACCTATTTTAGCGTTGTTTCCAAAAACTGGTTTATCGCGGAGGTCAAAAAGACATCCAAGAGAGCCAAGCGTGAAATGCATATAGAAGATTATTATTTTTCCGCAGAATCTGCTACCAAAGGCTCGCAAGTTAGTAATGGTATGCAACAACAACTAATTGTGCATAACACTTACTTAAGCGAGCGTAATAAATTCGAGTTTTTCCAGCATCTAAAGGAAGAAGTAGATGGCTGGAAGCAATTGCCCCTCCGCGCCAATGAAAAGAAAACAGTATTGGCGATAGAAATACTTTTCAAAGAATCCGAAAACATAGAGATTTTTAATAAAAAAGCTATTTACTTATACATCAGAGAGATCACCGGCTTGAATACCAAACAAGTTGTAAGTTCTCTCAATAAGATAAGAAAGAGATACGCGGAGTTCAAAAAAGAATGGGACGATCAATAAAAGATTTAGATAGCTTCATAGAAGAATCAATTAAAAACATCCGAGACGATAGAGACATCACCTCTACCCTCCTAACCAAACTGTTTACGGAAATCAACAAAGCAAACGATGCAGATTCGCATAAGGATCTTGGTCTTATTGCTGCCAAGTATGTTGAAACCCTTCAACGATCAAACGAACAGCTAGTCAAACTAACAGCTATTCTAGCGAAGAAAACAGACCCTTCCGTTAGCTTATCTGAAAATGACAAGAAAGAACTCTTTGATGTAATACAAGGAGACAAACAATAAATGGCTGATCCTCCCGCAACCCCACCGGCTGCATCCGACGGCTCCACACCGGCTGCTACGCCAGCCGGTGCCACCACTCCCGGCGAATTCGTGCTGAAAAATATGGTTGACATGTCAGACGATACTGAACTATATGATGCAGTATCTGGCAATCCAATGTCTTTTATCGCAAATATGACGCAAAAAGCAGCGGTACCAAATATTCTAAGGAATAGAAAAAGATTTTACGGACGCTTTATATGTCGCCTGTGGGATCCCGCAGAAGGCGGCGGCGGAGCGCCTGAAGGAGATTCTTTATGGGATCCAACTATCGCCGCGCTTAAGCGAGCAGGCGGCGAATCTACAGCAGAGATGCAATTATTTGTATGCGTGGTCCATGTAGAAGAACTCCAGTCATTGCCATACCCAAAACAAGATGATTGGGAAGCAATATTCAAGATTGCGAATAACGGTGGAATATTCAAATCATATGTTTATGGCGGCGAGGATCCTAAGTATGGAGATAATGTAATGGTTGCATACGCAGATCCAAGCACAAGAACAGAGGGGATCTTTGTAAATCCGCTTGTAGGTGGCGTAATTACAGGCGGTGGAGGACCAAATGGAGGCAGACGTGGCGCCGCACACCTTTATGGAAACTGTCAAGGCGCACAACACAATGTCCACAGGCGTCCACGCAAGAGCGAAGGAGCCACGAATTCATCTGAGCCACAGACTAGCTCAGCCGAACCAGCTGCAGCTACTTCTTCAACGCCACCCGCAGCCACTTCTTCAGAACCGGCGCCAACTTCAACACCAGCGCAACCAACATCTTCAGAAGCCGATGGAGAGACCCCTACCACTAGTGACGGACGAAAGCCTTTACCCCCATGTGATAGCTACGGCAAGCCTATCTTCTGGAAAAGAACAGGAAAAGCTGAAGACATGCGGCAAATTGGTCCAGAAAGAATGTTTGGTACGGACTGGTCTAAGTGGAATGCAATGCGCTATTTAAAATTCAATAAGCTTAAAAACGACGAAGGTATTGAGTTTGTTATAATCAAATGTACACAGGGCGCCGGAAGCGGCTTACAAGGCACAGCAAAAGAACAATTTGCTGGCGCTAAAAATGTAGGCATGAAAGTCGGACCTTACCATTTCTGTGCTTCAGAAAAGGCTGGAGACCCAAAAGTTAACGCCAAAAAAGAATTTGACAATTTCAAAGCTAAATGGAAGAGTGTAGGATCTTGGGATATCACTCCCTCATTAGACTTTGAAAGTGGACGGTCTAAATCAGGAAAGCACTCGCCGTTTGCGATGCCTGCAGGAGCCATACATAATATGACCTTTTATTTGGAATTTTTACGCTTAATAAAAGCAGAAACTGGAAATTGGCCAATAATTTATACTGCTGCATGGGCACGAGGCAATTATATGGATGGCGCCAGAAGTAATCCTATGTATAAGGAAATCGGCAAAAAAAGCTGGCTATGGTGGGCAGAATACGTCAGACGCAAAGACCCCACAAAATCTGAACCACTTGGCGGCAGAAGAGCACAAACCTGGAACCCCTGGAGTGGTTATGATATTTGGCAATTTTCAGGTTGGGGTAGATTTGAGTCACTCGATGGTCAAGGAAAATTTGACTTTAATTCAATGAAAAAGTCCTCGATACCTAAACTTAAATGGGGCGCCAATATGACACCCGCTGGTTTCAGCGGCTAGCGACGACGTAGTAACTTAGGAAAAATATATGTTAACAAGAGCATTTGAAGCAACAGGATTATCGAATAAGGCGGCACGCAACCTAGAAATAGCCCCTGTCAGTGTGTCGATTGAAGCTAAAGGTGTACAAGGTGATGGTCTTGTAGAACCAGTGCCTAATTTTATACAAAGAAGAAGTGACAATACCATTAAAGGCGCCAACAACACATGGATTGTTCTTGGTCGCGACAGACCGGGTGAACTAGGAAGTGGCTATGGAGCAGAAACCGGCGCCGGAACAATAGATCTCGTTGTCGGTCGAATGTCTAGCAATATTCAAACTCTTATTCCTAACGATGCTACATTCAAAAGCGAAACTGTAAGTATCGATAATAGTTTAGCTTATGATGCATCGAGGATATACATTAGTCAAAAAACAGACGTCGACAAAAACTTTAATTTAGCTGATGGTATGATTGGTACCTCTGAAGCCAGAGCGGCTATAGCTATAAAATCTGATGCTATTCGTCTTATTGCTCGCGAAGGTATAAAAATTATAACAAAAGCAGATCGCACGAATTCTCAAGGAGGGGATCTCATATCCATCCCCGGTATTGATCTTATTGCTGGCAATGGCTCCGGTGAAGAACAACAACCGGTTGTCAAAGGTGATAATTTAAACAAATTTCTCTCTGATATTGTTGATAGAATAGATGAGCTAAATTCTATTGTTGATACAGTTATAACAACACAAGCAGAGTTTAATGCGACACTAGGAAGCCATGAACATCCGGATTTTTTCGCTATAGCCTTTGGTATCAATAAAGGAATGGCTCCTTTTAGCGCTGATGCTCTGGTAGGGAGTACAAAAGCGGGAGTCAATCTTATGCTAGCAAAGAAAGATGGAATTATGAACAAACTCAAAATCAAGGTCAATTCTGATGCAGGTAACACTTCTTTCGGGACTGAAACTTATACTAGTAAGAATGTCACTGTTAGCTAAATAATTAGGAAATATTATGTCTATACCCACAAACAGATGGTACATAAAAGATAAAGTCACTATAGCTGATCGCACTTCAACTTTTAAAACGTTGGAACTGGCGGATAATAATTTTGCATCGATGGTGGTGAAAGCCGATGCTGAAGAAAGCTCAGTATATCAAATCATTCTTAAAGATTCTTTAGCTGGGGTTGCTGAAAGCGATCTTTATGATCCTTCTCGCTTTGATGATGATGATTTTGTTAGTGATTTAAGATCACGAGCCGCCCTCGCCTATCTGAGCAATAAAGGTATTGACAAATCTGATCTAATGTTTGGCACAACCGCCGCTCATGAAAATTTATTGAAATTAGCTTATGACGCAACTCTTATAACAAAACGATTTTATATTGACACTGGCGCAGCATCTGCAGGCGCGTTGATTAGTTTTCAAGTTTATTTGATATCATCAATTGTCTTAGCTAATGCCATAACTGATATAGCATTTAGAGAAGCACGGCAAAAGGAAACCACACCAACGCCACCAATAGCTAGCAATATGGCGGCAATTGCCACACCTGCGCGCCCACCAACGATGTTATCGCTACCAACGGAAGAATCATGGGTCGCCATGCCTTCGACTAAACGTTTCCCTGTTCATGAACACTTGCCAAATGTATCTGAAATATTACAATCGAGCGGAGGGAGTCACTTATCTAATTTAGCTTTGGTACTAAAACAAGCTAAAACAAAAAATGACCAATTGGAAGAAAAATATGAAATTGATTTTGATTCTCTAGCAGTAGATATAAAAGAATTTCAAAATATTGTTGAAGCAGCTTACAATGATCAGCCTCGTCAAGCATTATGGACAAAGTGGGCGCAAGTCATGCAAGTTGCGCCAAACGAACTTACTGCTGCAGAACAACAAAAATGGCTTTTACCAGTTAGAGAAGGCATAGAATATCAATTTAATATTTTTACTACACCAGAAACCGGAGATATAATTGAGTTTGATTGCATATGCGCTTATTTGCCACCTCAAGACGAAATGATCGAAGCAGAAGAAAAAGCCCTTGGCTATAATTATTCAGAACAGGGCGTTATTATCATGGGCAAAGAAATGCTCAATGAAACTTACAACACTACAGTCATCTTTTTGATATACCAATCTCAAAATATATGGCAGTTTCTAGAAACAAAAGGGCATGATTGGGACATCGATGAATTTGTTGAAAATTTTATACGACCTATAGCAAAGAAAAGACCAAAGCCTTTAGAATCAGTGGTTGTAAGCAATACCACAACAGAGGCTCCAGATTACAAAAGTAGTGCAGATCTAAGAGAAGAAATACTAACTACAGATCAAAAAGTCACAGTGCATAAAGAAGTATTGGAAAAATATAATCAAGTCGGAGATCCAAACTTTATAAACATACTACGAAATGATAAGAATATAAAAAATATGAGTGATATATATAAATATATCGTCAACGTTGTCCCTTTGGATTCTCTTTTAAAATATGCTGCTGACTGCCTGCAAAAACACGTACCAGAACTAGATTTAAGAACAAAAGTGTGTGACACAATTATGAGAAACTTAAGTTTAGATCAATTAGACAAAGCGCTTGAATATATGGATTCCAATCCAAACGAAGCTTTAACCGCCATGCATGATGAAATTTTGTTAGCAGCGGAAACATCTATAAAATCGTATGATCAGCATGCCAAACTTATAAAAATAGATGGCACTCCAACAGCGCTTTACAAAAAACATATACGAATGGTATTGCGTGGTTTTTGGAGAGATGCCGTTAAATACAAAGATATGATTAGTTTGGTTATTTTTAATGCACTGGATGAAGCGCTTAGCTTATTATCTAGTTTAGATTCTAGTTCTGCTTTAGAAGCCCTTATCAAAGATCAATTTGCAAAACAAAAAAAAGCAGCAATGAAAAAACTACTCGACGAATATCAGAATCAAAAACAAGAACTATTGGGAAAATATGCTGGGTATGTTGATGAAGAGCAGATTCTGAAAACGCTTAGTGAGTGGTCTTTTGCCATCGGCGCCAAAGGTGGCTATAAGAAATTTGATTTATCCAGATTATCAAAAATGAATATGCCAAAACTTATTGGCGGCGCAAAGTCTCTAAATGGCGTTGGACGGGACTGGGGCTGGGAGCAAGGCGCCGTCGTCACCGCAACCGCAGCTGCTTATACTCAAGCCGAAGCCGAAGCAGCCGAAGCAGCCACAGCGGTCGCTGATGCAACAGCTGCACTTGCTTCCGCTGCGGGCGATGCATTAGCCACCGCAGCTGCACAAGCCGCCCTCGACGCTGCCAATGCATTAGCTGCTCTTGCACAAGCCGCCCTCGACGCCGCCTTGGCAGCAGCCCAAGCCGCTATAGCTGAAGCTCAAGCTACCGCTGAAGCAACAATTGCCAAAGCCGAAGCTCAAGCAGAAGCCGCACTCGCCACCGCAGACAATGCCGTCGCGCAAGCTCAAGCTGCCGCAGAAGAAGCCATGGCTTTTGCCAATTCGGGCGCCCTCAAAGAACAATTGGATGAGATGCTCGAAAAACAACTTGCAAAAATAGAAAAAGACATAGAAGGTAAGCTCAAGAAGCGCTTAAAGTCTGAAAAGGAAAAAGCGCTAGCTAAATTAGAGGAGCTTACCAATCCTGCTAGTATGTTATTTGATGCCTTAAACAACTCTTTAATGGGGTTCAATGTAACATCGATAACAGGAGACATGGTTAACAAACTGGGAGAAGTTATTGTCAATTTTGTCGATCAGGTTGTAACACAAATGATTATGCAGATAGTGGAAGAAATCGCATTTATGTGCGAAGCTTCTAGCAAAGCGGATTTTGCTAACATGAACGTACCAGATGAAAATACAAAATTTCCAGCAGATGTAGAGCCTGTCTATCCTCTAGAACCCACAATTGTCAACCAACTGATCACTGATCCTTCGGTATATGATGATATAAACGATTTTTTGCGACCACCAGGAAGGGAGACTAAAACCACTAGCAAAATTCCCAAATTATCGCAAGAATTTTTAGATGATTTAGGAAAGCTTTTGACTTTATCTGAAATATGTGCTTTGATGAATACAAGCTCTGGCGGAAGTGCCACAGCAAAAAAAGTAATTTATAACAAGGTATGGTTTGGTATACTAAGCTTGGAACATTATGCGCCTTTGAAAAAGTCAATAAGAAACATTGGAAATCTAAAAAAGTTTTTCTTTATATTGAGCGCTAAAGTTAGCAAAAGACGATGTGTCGAAAAACTAAATAAATTAGAGAATACAAAAAAGCTTTTATCTAATCTTTGTGGTCCTATGGCAAACAAAGCTTTGGTCAACGATCTTAAAGGTAAAGCTACCGACGCTGCTATAGCTCAATTATTAAAACAGGAAGACGAGATAGTAGATAATCTTCTTGATGCAATGCATAAAGTAAAGAATTCTGAGCCTCCTCCGTTATTCTGCGGTCCCTGGTCTGATAACAAAGATAAGAAACCTGTATTCAAATCACAGCAGCATGCTAGCGAGAAATTTATTAATGACAAATTTTTGAATAGTATTTTAGGAGGTATTACGACTTCTTTTGAAAAAGATGTAGGCTTCTATAAATCAATATTGACAACCGCTGGGGGCAAAACTTATCAAGACGCCGCCAAGAATATAACTAGTGCATTGGCGGGCACTTATGAACTAAAAAATATGAAAACCGGAGCGCCAATAGCCCAGCTAAATGCAGCTGCATCAGCCGGAAAAATTGTAGCTCCAAAAGTTCATGCCACTTTGGCTAGTGGCGAATTTAGTGTAGATTCCTTCGGCAATCCGCTAGAAACCAGCAACTATGTGAGGATTATAGCGCCTACGGGCAATGGTTTGATTGATGATAAAATCGATCTAACATTAAATTTCCAAAACACAGAAGTAGGAGGTGTTCCTCCCAAAACTTCCAGATTAGAATTTGGCTCCTCCGGACAATTAGCAAAAATAGACAACACTCTCCATACTATAGCCGAAGATACAATTGGTCCGGACGAAATGTTCAATCAGATCGTAGCTACTTTTGACGATCAGAATGATTATGATGTCTCTGTCAAGGATCTTGTAACTTTTGGCGTTGATTTCTATGCAATATTACTTAAACAAATAATAATAGAACATGCTGAATATGTGTCGACTCAAGGTTTGTTTCAAAAAAACGTTTTTGATAAATTAGCTTTAACTAGAAAAAATGTTTGTGACCCTTCTTTGCTGGGTTATAAAAAGCTTTTGAAGCAAATACCGGCGAATGCAGCTGCAATGGAATGTAAAGTAGATATAAAAAGTTCGCCAACTGCGTTTGAAATAGCTCAAATCAACGGATTTGTTGAATTATCAATTAAAGTTGTTGTTATACAAGAATTTCTAAAAAGCCTGATGATATTTTCAGCATTTGGTATTGAAGCTTTGCTACCAGAAGCCGCCAAAGAAGACTCTTTCTATTATAAATATTTAGATAATCAAATCTTCAAAGCGCTTAGATCTTCTACGAAAACATATTTACAAAAGTTTTCTAGAATTGTCTATGCAGTAAACTATAATAAAAAAATAGAAGAAGTCACAGCAGAAGAGACTGCAAAAGAGATAATTGGACGACATATTATCGAAATACAAGCTAAAATAGCCGATAAGCTCGCAGAATTACCAGATAATACTGATTATAATAAAAATATAGGTGGCACTGACGACACAGCTAAAGGTGTTTTAGAAGAAGAATTCCTCCAAAACTTAGCTTACACGAATAGCCGTCAGATAATGAGAAACCTTGTGCCAACTAAAGTTTTTAGACCCCCTGAAATTTTAGAAGTCGACTTCCCTGAAAAGCTACTTATAATTCCAGATGAATATTATTCTAGCAATGAAAGACTCAAAAATGGTGGCTTTTTTATCGAAGAGGGTATAGAAGTAATACCCAAATGGAAAGGTGATACAGGGGTATTTGTAAAAGCAAATTATAATGGACTAGCTAATGGCTCGTCCCCAATAGCAGCTGCTGATCCCAACGATCCCTCCGTCGCATTACCAACACATACTTTAGATGATATAATCACTACAAGTCCAATTGGTAAATATTTGTTTCTTACAGATTCCAATGACAATCCGGCTTATAAACTAAAATACGAAGATCTCACTGAGGAACAAATAATCGATTATTCTACTACAATTGGCAAGTTACCAAAAAGTAATATTGGTAAATACACTTTTGCTTTTTGGGATAAAGATACCATTTTAGCGCAATACAACATGAAGATAACCGCCAACGCATGGCAATATAACTTGGGGACGGCAATGACGACAATAGGTAACAGGCTTTATAAAAAATTCAGATCTTACAAAAGCTTAAATATATTGATTCCTGTCGCTCCTGGCAGTGTTATGGAAGAGAAATATAACACCTTGAAACAATCCACAGGCTTTCAGGGGGGTGGGTTTACCGGCGCGAGCCATATGGCTAAGGAATTTTATGATGCTGTACTAAACAAAAAGTACTTTGTAAAAGAAGGAATATCTGAAGGTGGAAAATTATATTTCAAATTACCGATACTAACTCAATATGGGAAAGACAACACTTCAACAGGTGATCAATCTAATATGTCAATGGATGAATTATTCAATGCATTCCAAGAAGAATTGAATGCTCCAATGTTTCCATCAGATCCTAATAGTATAACCATAGGAGAACATTTGCAAGCAGTTTACGTAAAAGAAACGATAGCGAAAAAAACGCTAGAAACTAAGCTTGATGAGCTAGACAAACAAATAAAAATTTCCATGGTACATAAGAAGGACGCAACCATAGGCACAGCCCTTCCCGGTGAAAATAACGATGAAACATACAATAAGACACCAAATCTACTAAAAGATAAAAGGGGAATATGGGGTATCATTAATTCACGACCAACTCAAACGCAAGAAAAGTGGCAACAACAACCACAAGGCATATATCCAAAAAACCATAGCTCCATCCTACCTCAAGCCGTAGTACGGCAATTTATCAATACCAATACTGGTGAAAGATATTTTGATGCTAACCATTATACTGCAAGATTTTATGTCGATGCGTGGACTGAATTTACTGGACACACCGGATATCAAAATAACACAGAATCTTGGGTAGGAAACACGATTTGGAAGAAGTCTGATTATACACTACCCAACGATCCCGATAAAGTACTTGGTACTACTTCTGAATATCGCATTTCGAAAAATACAAACATGGCGCTACCAACCGGGTATATACCGGGCGTTTCCACCACAGAAACAGGCGCTCCACAGGCTGATCCATGGCAATGGTGGCTAACAAATTCAAACACAGGTGGCGCCAATCCGAATGAGAAGCTGCATAACTATTGGAATGGCAAGTTTTGGATAGGGATATCTCCTGCCATTTTTGCTACAAAATTACAAGAGATCTGGGGGATAATGGATGAAATTGCCAAGAAAGACGAAGATGGTTGGTGGGATGTAACCACACAGCTGACAGAAGCTTATAAAAAACATGAGTTGCTAAAAGAACTACTTGATATGAAAGTTGAAGCAGTGCTGTCTCCTGATATGTATGGCGATGTTTATAAGCCAGAATGGAAGACAAAATCAGATTTTTTCATGTTTGTAGATGCTGACTCTCCTAGTGCCCTCGGTGGTTGGAATGCATATGCTGGCACTCAAGCTTGGAAAAGCACAGACGTTCATGGAGTACAATGGTTCAAGAGGACTGCTATCCAAAAGTTAGTAGATCAATATAGTAAAGAAGTATACGGAACTAATGAAAATGGAGAACCAACCTACAATGTCTATGGCTTAGCTTTCCATGACTGGACTTATCAACAAAAAATGAAGAGTCTGGAAGTTTTGATTAATCAAGCGCTTTTTGACGTATTGATCCCAACGTTGGCTGACGATCAACGATTCAAAGACTTTACCCAATCGATTCAATATAAAAGTTTGCTTTCCTTTTTATCAATTTTAGTAGCAGAAACAATAGAAGGCAACTATGGACAATTGAAAACCATGTTTAAAGGCACTCTCAATGCCGTTGAAACAGCTTTAAATACACTTGCTACAACAGCAAATAGATCAAAAGATCCAGAATTCTATCAAAAAATTGGACAGGCACCCGGTGAAGACCAGCCAGCACCTGATTTTGATCTTGATTTCAACTGGATGCCAATAATATGGAAGGCGTTTTATACAACTATGGCAGACATGACAGACCCGACTTGGACAACGCCATGGTTCTGGCCAGGACCGATGACACCAGTTGGAGTAATAGCTAAAATATTAGATGGTGCTCAAGACCAAGATAAGCCGAATTCAATGGCGCCAGCAGAACTAAAGAATCCAATGGAGTTTGGCGATGACGACAGCACTGCTGGCACAAAAACAGATAGTGAAGAATGTGAGGACGAAGAAGCAGGCTAATTTTAATATAAAACTATTTATAACAAAGGAGTTACACAATGCCCACAGGTTTTGACGCTAGCTTGCCACTACAAAGTGATGACACCGCTGGTTTTTATACTTTAAGCCAGACTATAAGAGAGAACACACATCAAAAAATTAAAATGTTGTTGATGACCGCTCCCGGCGAAAGGATGATGATACCCAAATATGGAGTTGGTTTGCGTAGATTCTTGTTTGAAGAACCAGCTGGCGTCGAAATCGCAGTTATAAATAGAATAAGAGAGCAAATGGGAATATTCATGAAGAATGTAAAAATAGTTAGTTTGGAAGTCAAGAGCAACCCCAATGCACCTGCTCGTGTAGGACAAAAACAAACATTGTCTCTCACAATGACTTATTTGATCAAAGGAGTCAATTTGATCGATTCAATACAGTTGGTAGAAACACAGCTATCATAAGGTAAAAAAAGAATGTCAATAAAAAAGCCAGCAATAAATTATACTAGCAAAGAATTTGTTACTATTAAAAATGATTTAGTCAATTATGCTAAGCGATATTATCCAGGTAAGTTCAGGGACTTTACTGCCAACTCTTTTGGCTCTTTGATGTTGGACACTACTGCTTATGTTGGCGATGTGCTTTCTTTTTACTTAGACTATCAGGTCAATGAATCCTTTTTATCAACAGCAATTGAATATGATAATGTAGTAAAAGTAGCTAGACAGCTAGGCTATAGAGCAAATCTATCTCCTTCTTCATACGGAATATTAACGTGTTTTGTACTAATACCCTCATCAAATGGTACTCCAAACTTTGCATATGCTCCTGTGGTAAAAAGAGGAAGCAAATTCAGGACCAGTGCGGGCAAACAGTTTACACTTTTAGAAGATATTAACTTTAAAGATACAGACAATGTTGAAGTTGTTGTGGGCAATGTTTCAGCCACGGGCGTACCTTTAACTTATGCAATCCGTGCTAAAGGTCAAGCAGTTTCTGGTGAAATAGCTGTTAGCAAGATCAGTATTGGGGATTACTCTAGGTTTCGTACTGTCACCATTCCTGGCAATAATATAACTGAAATTATTGGTGTTACTGATTCCGAAGGGAATAAATATTATGAAGTTGATTTTTTAACCCAAAATACAGTACACATACCCATTATCAATCGCGGTGACAATAGCGACACTGTGGTTAATATCCTTAAACCAATCTCCATCCCACGACGATTTACTGTTTTAAGTGATAGAGATAGAGTAAAATTACAATTTGGTTTCGGTACAAACGAGGACGCGGAGCAAACACTCAATCCAAACAATGTTTTAGTAAAAGAGCATGGTAAAAATTACGTCACAGATACTTCATTTGATCCCTCTACATTGCTCAAAACAGACAAATTAGGCGTCGTGCCAAGCAATACCGTGTTGACTATTGTTTATAGAATAAACTCAACTGATAGTACAAACACAGGTACAAATACAATTATAGTACCGTCTGACATAATTTTTGATTTTGCTAGCCAAGCTACTTTAAACGCCAGTTCCGTGGAAAGCGTTCGAAGAAGTTTAGAAGTGACTAATGAACATCCATTTGTTGGTTCTAGTCCTCTCCCATCAGCAGAAGAGATTAAACAACGTGCATATGGAGTTTATTCAATGCAAAATCGAATGGTAACAAAAGATGACTTCATAGCAGCTGTTTATAATATGCCAGCTAAATACGGATCGATTAAAAAGGTCAACGTTGTTCAAGATGCAAACAGCTTCAATCAAAGAAATATCAATTTATATGTAATATCTAATGATAATTTAGGTAGGCTCGTCAAGGCAAATATGATAATAAAAAGTAATTTAAAAACTTTTTTATCAAAATCTAAAATGATAAATGATACCATAGACATATTGGATGCTAAAATAATCAATTTGCAAATCAAGTTCAAGATCGTTTCTTTCCCAAATGTCAATAAGTATAGTGTTTTGGAAGCCGCAAAACGAGAACTCACTCTATACTACAGCAATAGAAATGATTTTGAGATTGGTGAACCATTCAGTATAACAGACATTTTTGCTGTGTTAAAACATACCGCAGGGGTATTGGATGTTGTTGAAGTTGATGTCAACGAAAGCTCTGGTGGTGATTATGCTACTACTAATTTCAATGCTGATTCAAATAAAACTTCCGATGCAAGGAAAATCATTTGTCCCCCAGACTCTATTTTCGAAATAAAATTCTATAATTCTGATATCGTAGGAGCCGTCGTATAATGAGCATTAAAAGATATTACGCCACGCAAGATAACACGATTACAAATGCTTATAAATCTAATCTAGCAACACGCGGTGTCAGTGGCAACATGGGACAATCTGATATTTTAGAAGTGTTTAGCGTATATGCTCAAGCAAGTTCCTCCACCGGCTTATCCTCAGAACTTGCTAGAATACTCCTTCAATATGACACTAGTGCTATTTCTACAGATAGAACAAACAGTATCATTCCAGCATCCGGTAGTGTAAACTTTTTTTTAAAACTTTATGATGCAGAGCATACACAAACAACTCCAAAAAATTATAAACTTGTAGTTAGTGCCATTTCACAATCTTGGGAAGAAGGTCTTGGGCTTGATATGGAGAACTATACCGATCTTGATGCATCAAACTGGCTAACTGCTAGTGGAGTGACAAAGTGGGTTGATGATAACGGTAACGTACAAACCGGCGGCAGCTATAAGACCGGATCCGATGCGAAACCAACAGAATATTTGTTTACTCAAGATTTTGATAGTGGCTTCGAAAACTTAGAAATTGATGTTAGCCATCTTGTTGAAGATTGGGTGGCTGGAACTGTAAACAATTATGGTTTTGGTGTTCGATTAACTAGTAGTCTAGAATCCACAACAGATTCTTATTATACTAAAATGTTTTTTGCGAGAGGCTCACAATTCTTTTTCAAGAGACCCGTGCTTGAAGCACGATGGGACAACAGCAAAAAAGACAATAGAGGCAATTTTTCTCTAAGCTCTTCCTTGGTACCAGCATCTGATAATTTAATGAAGCTCTATCTTTACAATACAGTTCGAGGCAACCTAACAAACATCCCCGCAGTTGGTACTGATAAATTGCGTGTTAGTATTTATAGTGGAAGTCAAGCCGGTGCCCCAGCGGGTAGCAAATTATTTTCACCAATCGGTGGAGGAGTAGTTGCGACTGGAGATACAAATATCACTGCATCTTGGGTAGAAACTGGCATATATTCAGCATCTTTTGCTTACGTATCTTCCAGCATTACAAAGATATTTGATGTTTGGCATAGCGGTTCTGTTGAATATCACACTGGCTCGTCGATATCAGTGAAAACATATAATAGTTTAAGTTATAATTTGGATCAAAGATATGTTTCTAAGTTGACTAATTTGCGAGATATATATTCTTCTAACGAGACAGCCCGGTTTAGATTATATGTTAGGCAAAAAGATTGGTCCCCAACTATTTATACAGTATCATCAACAAACATAGAAACATCAATAGTTGAGGATGTTTATTATAAAATAGTTAGATCGTCAGACAACCTAGCAGTAGTACCTTTTGGTACGGGTTCTTTAAATCATACTAGGTTGTCTTATGATGCAAGCGGAAGCTATTTTGACTTGAAGATGAACATATTTGATACAGACACTGCATATGCGCTGAGCTTCGCATATGTAATAAACGGTAGTTATGTTGAACAGCCAGAAACGTTTAGATTTAGAGTAGAATAACATATGTCTTTAAAAGATTTATTCAAAGAAAAAAATTATCAATATCTTGCCCCATCGTCGCAAAATGATTTGACTGGCAATGTTGAATCTACAGGATATATTGAATTTTATCTTAAGAATAAAAACCGGTTCAAACCTTTAGTCGACTATTCTAATCCTGCTAACTTCGCAAGATTTGGCTCAGCAGAAAAATATTATTATGATGGCGTTAAAAACATCACTCAAACTTATCCTTATGATGGCTCAAAAAAAGAAAAAATCCTTTGGGAAATCTCATCATCTCAGCTAGATCTTTACATATTTGAAAATGGATATCCACGAACCACTGGATATGCTACTTTTACTACATCTAGTCTTACTGCAACTGACACTTCTGAAGAGTACGGTGCAGCAGGCACAGCTTCATACGAATATATTTATGTAAATGGTGGTCCACACGAGGGCACCGGCAAAGCAGTATACTTAGATCCTGATACTGGTGAAGCTAAATATCGCAAAAATGCAAATATTTGGGATACTTCCGAAAGCAGAGAATGCAATCTTAAGATTGGAGGCACATCTGGGAATACAGTAGAATTTTGGCTAAAAAAAGCTGATTTTGACCCAACTGCCACCGAAAAAGAAGTAATTTTTGATACCCACACGGTTTCTTCTGTGTCTTCCAGCGCTGCATATGGTCGCTTACGAATAGAAATGTCTGGCCATGGGGTCGGCACAAACACTTTATCTCCATTTTATGTTACTTTTATGTCAGGTACTGATGGAATTTACAATCAAAATATCGGTTCTTCTATTACTACTGCGTCAATTGCAGATGATAGTTGGCATCATTATGCTTTCAGACTCAAAAATACCGGTAGTAATGTCGTAACTGATTTATTTATCGATGGAATACACAACCACCGCGTTACAGCTGGCACAGCTATCAATTATGTTAGCGGCACAATTGTTGGCACAATAGGTGCTTTGGTCACATCACCTTCTGGTTCTCATTCGGGCGCCCCACGAGCAGCAAAAGGGTGGGGTAAACTGTCAGGTTCTATCGACGAGTTTAGATATTGGAAGAGATGGAGACGATCTGATCAAATTCAACTACGATGGTTTGATCAAGTCGGCGGCGGCACCAACACAGATGATGCAAATACCGGCTTAGGCGTATACTTTAAGTTTAATGAAGGTGTTACTACAACAGGGTCAATTGACCAAACCGTATTAGATTATTCTGGCAGAGTAAGCAATGGTAGCTGGACGGGCTGGAATGCTTTATATTCGCGAAATACTGGTTCTGCGATAGATGATTCTAATATGACAACGTATACCACCACTGAGTTTAAAGATCCGATTCTTTATTCTACACATCCTGATGTGTCCGACTTCTTGACATCACAAAGGAATAAAGGAAAGGAATACGATCATGCTAATCAATCTAATTTACTTTATAGCCTTCCGTCATGGATTTTAGAAGACCATGATGCCAGTCGTCCAGAAAATGAAGGGATAATTGAAAACTCTCTTTGGAACCTAACGCAAATAATGTGCAGTCATTTTGATGATCTTGCCACACACATCAATACTGTACCCAAATTAACACAATTGGATTACTTAAACGATTCTCAAAAACCTATTCCATTCATGGACAGAATCTTAGAATCTAAAAACTTCATCACTCCGGAGATATTTTCTGCCCTCGACGCTCTAGAAGCGTTTGAAGATAGAACTCTAAATAAATCATATACTGAAAGTATACATGATATTAAAAACATCATCTTACAAAACATTCACAACAATCTAGATTACATTTATAAAACCAAGGGTACTGAAAAATCGTTTAGGAACCTAGTACGCTGTTTTGGAGTTGATGACGATATATATCGATTTAATTTATACGGAAACAATTCTGAGTTTATCTTCAGAGATAACTATAGAACAGTTTCAGAGCGTTACAAATTGATCAACTTCAATTATAAACAAAACTATAGTGCGACTATATACCAGTATTCTAGCAGTTTGAATGCTAATTCTACCACGTTTATCTCAGCTAGTAAAAATTACGATAGTTTGACGTCGCCCGAATCTAATTTACCTTTTTCTGTAGAAGCAAGCGTTATTTTTCCACATAGAGCGCTTGAATATGCTGATACAAGACAAATGTCATATGGCTCTGACGATCTTATTAACAATTATCCTCTTGTGCTTACTGCCAGTTTGTTTGGTACACACACTGCCATTGATACTATTCCGAAAATAACTCAGTGGAATAGTAATGATTATGCAAACTTTGTTGTAAAAGCGGTCAAACCGGAGACATATAGTGACAAAGCTTATTTTGTTCTAACTGGAACAGACGGAGGGTTTATTCCCGAACTCTCTTCTTCTGAGTTTTCTGAAGTTTATTCTAATAAAAATTGGAACTTTATGGTTTCGCTATACCCTGAAAAATACCTCAACGCAGGTATAGTTGCGGGTACGTCAGGCTCTGCGCATGGTGATTATATAGTAGAGTTTGCTGGCGTACAAAGTATCGTTAATACTGTTATTAGCGAGTTTAGTGTTACCGGTTCCATGACTGCCGAACAAGCAACTAAGTTTTTGGCATCTCCGAAGCGAGTTTTTGCTGGTTCACATCGAACGAACTTTACCGGAACTCTAATAACTCCAACAGATATCAAAATGAGCAACTTACGAGTCTGGCAAAACAAATTAGATATTACAGATTTAAGAAAACATGCTTCTGACCCAGATAGCTATGGAATCAGAAATCCCGCACAGAACGCTTATTTGCTCAATTCGTCGATCAACACTACATATGTGCCAAATAAAGAAACTTTACTTTTGCATTGGAACTATGATAATGTCACCGGCTCAGACGCTAGCGGCGAATTTATTGTAGAAGACCTTACATCAGGTTCAGCAACTCAAATAAACAGATATGGCTGGCTTTCTGAACTCAACAAACAACAATATCTCGGCAAAGGGTATGATTTTACAACATCAAGCGCAAAGATATGCTTGATTGACGAATTTGTCACAGCTAAGCCACAACTTCCCGAAGTTTTAGGAAGTGATGATATGATCACTGTAATGGAAAACGACGATATTTATTATACTAGAGACAGTCGTCCAACCTTCTTCGATTTATATGCGGAAAAAAGCCCGTATCAAAACATATCTGATGGCATGATGAAGTTTATGTCGACAGTCGTTGAATTCAACAACATTATAGGACATCCAGTCCACAGATATCGTCATGAATATAAGCCGATGAATATTTTACGTGAACTATTTTTCCAGAGAATAGAAGATGCTCCTGATGTTGACAAATATATTGAGTATTTCAAGTGGTTTGACATTGCAGTCACAGCTATGATACAAAAAATAGCACCAATGTCTTCTGGTTTAGACGAAAGACCCTTAAGAACTGTAATCGAATCACATATCTTAGAGAGAAACAAGTATCAAAGTAAATTTCCATCATATGAGTTCAAACAAAGCGATCCTCAAGCTAGCATGCTTGGTGTCGCAGGCATGCTTTACGACTGGAAGCATGGTCATGCTCCCATAAGCGAAGAAGAAAACGAAAATTGTTTTTGGTGGAAAGATAGAGCTTTACGCGATAATCCCACTATAAGCTCAGACGATGCCGATGTTGATTCTAATCGTAATACAATATTAGAAATAATTAACAATCAAAACAATGCTGCAGCGCCAAATCTAAGTGGTTCATCAGGTGCTTATGAAGGTTCGACATACGCAATAAGAAAGTTTGCAAGACCTTATAAACTAAACGTCGATGCACAAAAACAAATACACGGCGGCACAAACTTCAATAGAAATAGAAAAATAGATTATTGGCAAAGTGAGAATCGCACCGATCTGCAGATCAATCCATATGCCTCTGTGGCACCAAGTGATTACGTTGCAACTTCATCTTGTGATGATGCTTTGGCGCCAAATCAAAAAGAATCTAGGTTTTTCTCTTTTCTGAAAGATGGTATCAATAGTAATATAACATCTCCTTTCAATCTTGTAAGCGCTTCCACAAACTCGTCAGCAGGTGTTTATGGAGCTACAAACCAATTTGAAATTGTAAATCTTCATTATGATACATATGGATATGCAGCCGAAACTCCAATGCAAAGTCCCTTTACTGACGCTCAAGTTGGAGGTCACCAACGAAGACATGTTCCTTTTAGTACAGGCAGCGATTCTTGCGTAACCAGACCAGAATTATTTAGAATACATACGATTGACGGTTTAGATTATTTATGGGTGTTTAGTTCTGATCAAGCTCCAGGGGGTGGACTTGGTACCAATATGCCAAGAGCAGAATATTATCGCGATGGAATAGCAAAACGACCCGTTAACATTGCCAATATCAACTATAACACCGGCTCTAGGATGCTAGGCAACTATTCCAAAGGCTATGAAATCGTCATGACCAATGGCAGATCGGTCAATAATAGATTTCTTGCCGAATCCACCGGACAAATACTCACAGCCAGTGCAGACAACTACTATGTTTCAGGTGCTGTCGACTTCGCTCTTCCAAGAAGAGACCTAACAGGCAGCAACAAATACATTATTGCCAACCGCTTTAGCGCTCCTGGCGACCCTGCAACAATGGCTGAAGGCATGCTGGATGTTGAAGCTGGAGAATACAGCGTTTACAATGCATTGCCATGGCGCAATCTAAGCGTAAGACAACCGCTCAACGAATTACAAGCAGACCATTGCAAGCAATTTGGATATTTTAGTGATGCATTTGATTCAGCAAGTTATGTATTAGCAGGAGAAACTTATCCTGGCACAAGCGGCTCCGTAAGTGCAGCAAATTATGATGGTTCTGCTTCTTTCCACAAAGTCAATAGAAACGGAAGGTTACAACCTTATCTTTCAGAGAATAGTTTAGATACGTATACAAACACTAAAGTACTTTATTTTGACGGACAAGATTCCTACATGATTATTGGTACCGCAGCCGTCTGGGATGCAATTATAGGAAATGATTTGACTGGAGAAACAGATCAAACATATACTCTTTCTGCTTGGGTGAATGCAGATGATCTTGATCCCACTTTTGGCGGTGGTCTGCCGCGAATTTTTGATTTTGGAGAAAGCGATATTACCTTTTACGCGAACGCCAGCGGAAAATTATATTTTACTAATAGATTTGAAACTAGTGAAGGTAAATGGCATACAACAGATGACGCAATTAGTATAAATCAATGGTACCATGTAGCTGTAACTTATGATGCATCCAACGCCGATAACATTCCAAAAATATATGTTGATGGCTACGAGGTTGACATAACTGAAGAAACTACCCCGCAAGGAGCAAATTACGGAATCGTTACTGATCCCTGCGCGATAGGGACAAACCTGGACGGCGGTTCTGCCGATAATAACTGGGAAGGTTATATAGATGAACCTAGCATATGGGATGCAGTTTTAACACCTTCCCAAATAGAGGAAATATATCTTGGATCTGCAAATTATGTTTATCGAAGTGGACCGGGCAGGTTGAACAAACATTCAGCAGCAGGCGAAGAAGGTAGCTTAATTTCTTGGTGGAGAGTGGATAATTGGCCGGGGGGGACGGTTGCGCTAGAGGACGACTATGGCTCCAATGATGCTACGCTACGTAACTATGCAATGGTGGTTGATAACGATGGATCCGATGTTTCAATACTTCAGCCAGTTATAACTTACGCAGAACAAACTAACAAAAAAAATGACAACTGGTTTGTCCAACATCAAATCCCACAAACTGACCTTCAGTATGCTTGGATTACAGCAAGCATTGTAAGCGATTATAATGGAGCAGCCAAATATGGCTACGAAAAACCAGACTTCAGCAATGCTAGCTTGGCTTCTACTGATTTGACGTTTTGCAGTGCTAGTGATTTTGTTGTGTATAACAAGACCAGTGACAGTCGCACACGCTGGGGCAAAGACAAGGACGCATTTGCCGCAGGAGAACAAGAAGTTGCACCAGTAGATTTTGTAGGTCTTAATACTGCCATATATGATCCAATTACAGCTTCAAGCAATACTCTAGGGTATGATAATTCCACTACCACAGTTTCATCTTATGTCAATAAGACCGATGGGACTGGCTTGAATGGGTTTGTAGTGCTCTATCCAGTTGGCACAGGCGAACAATCTACACTTAATGGTATCCTTCTTAATCGCCAAGGTCCATATGGCGCCGCCAATTGGAAACTCTATAGAAAAGAAGCTCATCCCATAGTAAGAGCACACAGAGAAGAAAACAGAATAAGTTATTTAGATATAAAGATTGGAACCGCCACAGTAGAAGCGCTCTCAGATACCGAAACAGTTATACACAAAACAAACGATACTATTGTTTTAACTTCTTCTATAGAACCAATGATTACAAGCAAATACAAACCTTTGGTACACAAACTAGCTGTTAAGCTGTCTCCGGAGAAGCCGTTATCATATAAAGCTACAACTATAGAGCATACGTATATGAATAATATTAATTATTTTACTGATCACTCTGTAGATGGCTTCAGCTTGGATAACAAAATATTAGACCCCAGCATAAATGTGCATCATGAAGAGCAAACCCTAGATGCTATAAATTATTATCTATATACTGAAGACTTTGCCGAAGCTCCCCAATATAACCCTATTGCAAAGCTAATCTCATATTCAGTTAGCGAAACAGTATTCCCCAAAGAACAATATACTTATCTTTCTAAGATCAGAGGCAGAGAAAACTTTGTATGCCCCTTTTGGAGAGAGACTCACGCGGAAAGATTAGAAACCGGTGCAGAAAATAGCATGGGATATACGATCCCGGTACAAAGCATGTGGGCGTTAGACGGCAGATCTAATATAGCCACAGCCCTCCCAGCAACTGGTGGCTACGATGGCGCTGGAGAATTATTGTCTAATGCTGGAATATATCGCGATGAATCTGATGACATAACAAGAATCGGTCCTCTTTATGCATTACCCGTTAGCACTTCATTTGGCGTGTATAATGATGTATTTTGGAGCGCTGGAGTACAAAGTGGTCTAGACCCATTTGCTTCTTCTTATGCTGCATATGCTCTAGAAATGCAAAAACTAGGAAAAGATTTTGGTATTATTCCGGAGTTCAGAATATCAGAATATGTTGAAGACTACATCAAGACTAACTTTAATATTAATACTAAAAATCCAAGTCAAGCTGGTAATTCAAACAAACCTTTCTTATCTTTGACTGGCAGTTCTTTAGACAATACAGATCCTGCATTCTATAGAACATACAGTAATAGCGATTTCCTAAAATATTTTGCAGTCAGAAATATGGAAAACGATATCAACGCAGGCGACGGCACGGTAATATCAGGTGTAACTCTTAAGTGTAAAGCTATGATGAAATTCTTGCCATATGACGGATTTTATCCAGCGCAGCGTACTTTACAATTGGCTGAGATGTTCAACGCTTCTTATTTAGGTTCGCAAGGCGAACTCGCCGCCACCATAGAAGAAAAAAGAGCGGGTCTAACACCTTTTTTCGCTCCCGGCATTATGTATAATTCGATCAAAGCGGGACTGGCTGTAGACTTTCCAATGCCTGCAAATAGTCTTTATCTTACAAGTTCCGGCTTCGGTAGCTCTGAAGGTCCACCGGTTTACCTCGACACCCAAATATGGAAACGAATTCCGTTTGAAGCTATACTCGACCCGATGTCAATGCGCAGTGATACCTCGTGGTATGATTTATTCAATCAGCGCCCAACAGTGGGCAAAGGCGGCGGCGGCACACATGCTGGCGGGGATACGAACCAATATGGTAGTTTTAATTCTTTCACCGGTGAAGAATATGATTTACAAGCAACATACGATCACAATCCTCTTTCATACGTCTTAGCTTCACATAATTTCTTTGCTGAGACTATCAATTTCTTTTTACCTCAAGGAAGAATGACAAGTTTAGTTTCTTTGCCTGCTAGCCACCCATCGTTCGCCAACCCAACCACCAATATTGTCAGAGCCAGATCCGCTGGCGCCTTCGCGGGTCCAACTAGTTATGAAATGTATATTAGAATCTGCAACGATAAGTTCCCGGCAACGGGCAAGGATGCCTCATATACTAATTATTCTGATAGAACCTCGTTTGGAGTCCCAATCGGCGCATCAGCCGGTCTTGACTATGGCGGGTTCGTACCTTCTTGGAAAGACTGCATGAACGGTGGACCCGTTCATGGCAGTGCTGCTATTGACGGGGAAACGACCGATGAGCAACTAGTTGCTGGTTATTTAAAATTGATCTGGACACCAGAAAATCCAGAACTACCTGATGATTACACTTTCGATACTATTACTAAGCAGCTATCAGCTAGCTTCTTTGGACCGTCTACTGGCGACGTCGCCTGTCAAAAATATGCAATGCACTTTACTGCCTCTTTCAATATTACACCAGGAAAGATTTTATCAACTGACTTTGATGCAGTTACTAAAGAGCCTATAACAGTGAGCACACAAGGATCTGATGAATTAAAAGTTCTAATAATAGAACCAAAGTGGGAAACGCCAATGCTTAATTTTATCAATGCAAACAGTCGCCATTCTGCTGGCACTGGTGATACTGGTCGAATCGGTCTGTGGCATCAAACCGGCAGTATCGATGACAATAACGGCATATTCATAACGGTCCAAGACACTGCAAATGTTAACAACACTACCTGTGGCTCACTAGCTGATTTATTAGGATTTGACAAAACTGTTGGCAAAGGCACTAACACTCGTTTAGGAAACATAGCAGAGACAAAAGAAATCAGCGAAGCAGTTGTTGCTATTCCCTATAAACGAAAGGATGCACAGGGAGTTCCATCATCCGGTAAAGTACCCTTTCCAATATCTAGAAAAGTTATACAGCAAGCTGAACAAATTCTAAAAGGCGCAAGACAATCAGATAATCCACTACCAGATAATAGTATTGTACAAATGGTAAAGAAGATGAAAAAATATGTCATCCCTCCTCATCTAGACTTTGTAACTTATGGACAAAATACAGGCGGCGAAGAGTTGACAGACGGTCCCTTTGCTATGTATATCTTTGAGTTCAAACACAAGCTTACACAACAAGATTTAGCCAATATTTGGCAAAATTTACCCCCTGCTTCTATGGGCGCTGCCCCTTATTATCACGAGAGCGATGAAGTCACCATTTCTCATGAGGTCTTCAATTCATCAAAACTAAATATTCTTAATGGCGCTCTCTCTTTTTCAGAAAAAAACCTTTTTGATGCAAATAGAATCGACCGCTCACGTGAAATAGCAGAAGACATTCATTGGATGGTTTTTAAGGTAAAGAAAAGAGCAGCAACTAATTATTATGATAAAACAACTGATCTTAATGACGGCGGCGAATATAAGAAAGTGTTCGTGAATGAAGCGACTGACCGCCCTAACATGACTTATAACTGGCCATATGACTACTTTAGCATGGTTGAATTGGTAAAATTGGACGCAGAAATAGTTATGCAACCTAATGATGGCAGCGCAGTATCAACACCGCAGCTAACACTTACTAATATCTTCGCTGGCGAAACGGAGACAACAGACGAGCCGCCATTAGAGGACGCCGAAACCGCACTTAATCCGGATATTATTTACTAATGAGTTATTTAGACCCAAAAGAAAGAGTTATTGATTTAGAATTGACGTCTTATGGTAGACATCTTCTGGCAATTGGTAAACTAAAACCAACATATTATGCTTTTTTTGATGATGATGTCATCTACGATGGCGGCTACGCTTCGGTTAACGAAGGACAAGACAACATAGAACCAAGAATTCAAGAAAACACACCAAGAATGGCAGCACAAGGAATCTTTTCTTCAAGAGAAACTGCCGTTTTTGAGGCTACTCCCAACGTTATTAATGATTTGATTATCGGTCAAGATATAGAAAATCGAAAAGAGAAAAACAAACAGATATTGCTAACGAAAACCAGAATTCAGGAAGGTCCAGAGCAAAACGAAATATTACAATTGCCTTTAGGAAAGTCTAATCCTGTTTTTGACAATGCTCCTTCATGGAATGCAAGATTTCTCAAGGCGCCCTTATCGTCCTCAGTCAATTATTTGGAAGTCAGCGGTACTAGAGGCACATATTATAGAGATATACCACAGCTAAATGCTAATATTCAATATTATATTGAGAAAAGTGGAGACGGATGGGTCACGTCCGTAGCGCCCGAAGATGGAGAAAACGTATCAGATATTATTAAAGAAGAAACTATTCTTTTAGATGATGGCGGCATGATAGAGTTTAAACGCGACGTATTAATAATAAGGCTGGAAGAAAGCAATGTGTTTTTCCAAAAAGACAATTTTGAAGTGGAATTTTTTGAAGTGGAGACTGTTGATGGTGTAGATTTTTTGAACCCTCTAAAATTTTATGCCAATACAAATCAATTTATGAGAGACACGCCAGAGAACTCCTGTCATGAAAATGATACCGTTCAAAAATACTTTGATGTTTTTACTGATGCTGAAATACCGCCTGAAGAAATATGCCCTCTAATCAAAGAAGATTCTACTAAACAATTTTATCATTCAAAGCTGTTTGACTGCGAAGACATAATTCCAGATAGAGAACCGGAAGATATTTATGATGATAGAGAAAGTCTAAAGGATATTTGCTAATGATATCAGTTCAAAGCCTGTCAGATAATTTTTTACCAAATGTATATATAAAAAGCTTGACGCTGGATAGCACCTATTCGGGTGAAATAACTAATACTAAGACTGATGGCTATTCTGATCCCAACGACACTACCTACAAAACATTAGGGGTTGGAGATCAAGCTGTGTCTAAGCTTGTGATATCAATGAAATTTGCCAAAAGCAAAAGTGTCCAGTCCAGCATGATGCATTTATTAGGCGACGAGTTATCAGAATATATTAAGATTTTTGTGCATCAGATAACAGATCAAGCATTGTATGAAAATATATTATATAATGGCGTCGGAAAATGGGATAGCGACAACCTCGCTGGAATCCTCAATACTGAGTATCCCATTGACTCGAAAGAGCTATCCTTTAAATCCATGACAACCAACATTGGTTCAACTGAGCGTGTCGATGGTAATAAAATAAACATGCCGACACAAACATTGGATGATGGTACGATGCTTTATGAATCGCTTTTAGAAACTAGCTTTAGTTTTGATAACGATACCTCTTTTTTAGCTTATATAATTATACCTGCAATCATTCATCCAGATCTAACCAAAAGTTCCGGTGCAAATAATATCCCAACTGGAAAAGTCTCCGCAGATATAATTTTATTGAATAAATCATTTCAGAACGAAGGCTTGGTGTTCACTATAGCCACGCCCCCCGCAGGTTCTAACAAAACCGAGTTAGCAAAGTTTGGAAAGCCTGGAGAAATTTGGGCTGGCAGCGTACATCGACACCCCATTAATGGCAATTTTATGGCTGGTCCTGCACACGGAGCAATACCACATCCAGCATTGGATTATCAAATTATACCAGTTACTAAATACGTCGACAATCGTGTTAGAGAAAAGATAGAAAGAAAAATACTAAATGTTACAAAGTCATTTGAACAGGTGAATTCGCTACTGACACGCTATAAAGGTAGTACAAAAAATTTGCTAGACTATGAAAATTATAAAAAAACCACTTTTATAAGCGATATATATCTTTCGCAGGATAGAGGTTTGAACATCAACGGTATGGTTTCAATAGATAAGCTAAATTTGATTAAGAAAAAATGTGCTTTTCCTTTCATATTTGATAATATTGTGAGCCTTCCTTCGTGGAGAGCAGTACTCTCTAAAGCTGTGCAGCTGAACATAAAATTTTATGAAAATGACAAGTTAGTTAATAATGCTACGCGCCCTCGCGGAAGCTTTACATCTAGTCCTGTGAGCGTACACTCTGGTGGCGCATGGAATGCTCTTGGAGTTGAACATTTTGTTTTTCAACGGAAAAATGAAAGTCTCGCAACTTACAAATACAGAGTTGAAGTAGAGTATAAAGATCCAACGATTGATTATATAAAACAGTTTGTAAACATGATACCTCCCGCACAAGAAAGCGTGGATACACTAATAAAAAGAATACAAATAAGAAAAACAAGCGCTCATGGCGACATAAACGAAGCCGGATATAATCACATAACTCAAAGAATAAATCCAGAGCTAATAAAGAAAATAAAGAATCCCCCAGCAGGCACACGACCTCTTGTTTCCGGAGATGGTATATTAGTAGGTATTGCAGCGTTATTTTTCCAACCCCAGTCTAACATCGAACTCTTCTTCAATGCAGAAGATTTGGGAAATTTGAGATCATATATTACTAGTTTGGTACAATTGGATACTGCCACAATTGACTCCTTGTTGATTCTAGCTAGCTTTTTGCAAAATCTAAGAACGCAATTTGAAAATATTTTAGCTAGCTCTAGCTCTAATTCATCTAAAGATGACAACCCCGGTCAATATGGAAATCTTATAAGAGCAGGAAACGTCAATTCCTCAACAACCGATAGAACCATCAAAGCTTCTTCTCGTAATATTGATATTACAATTGTCGACCGAGGTTATGATTTTATTGGCACTATGTCACCTAACGTGAATGGTCTTGGCATCACAAGATTGTCACACACAAGATACAGAACAACATGCAGAAACTTACTTAAACAGTTATTACGAACTGGAACAGTCAATGAAGCATTAGCTTCAAATATATATCCCAAAGGCATGCCTCCTAAAGTAGTGAACGCCAGCGCGTTTACTTATTTGACGATACCACCTTCTGACGAGACCATTAGGCAATCCGTATTGTTGCCTAAAAATGTTGTTGGCAATGAGAAAAAGGTTAGCGATATATTTTATGCTATTTTGAAATATAATTATTTGTTGACTAATGGCAACTCTTCGTACCGTGAGAATGGCGTTCTTGGCACACGTGGCGCTGCCCTCAAGCACTCTAGAAAAGATTTAGATACTATAATGAAACAAAAGTTTGCAACATATTTACCAAACATGCTTCCTTCTGCAATGACAGAAGAATCGCCACTCATTACAGCCCTCTATTCAGAAATTGATCCGAATCCCCCACCCCCAAGCCCACCTTCAGCTGCGGAACAGATCGACGTAGAAGAAGTTGCGCAAATACAACAGCACAAAAATTTCTTTCTAAACAGTTTGTTGGGCAGATTATTGATCTCACGAAATTATTCTTTAGTTCCTGAGATGACTAAGGATAATTTTTTACCATATTCGATACCTAATTCTTCTGCACCAACAACGTCTGCTGAATTGTATGAGATTGGTCTATCGGCTTTAGCTAAAGCAGGACATGTTGATCCAGGCAGCAATGCATTTAGACTTCCCCTTTCTGTATTGGCGCTTTCCGTCAACACTACCACCAGCGTCTTCGGCGGTAATTCGCCCGACACGCCTCTACAAAACGATAATTTCTCTAAAGTGTCTTTAACAGGAGAAAAAGAACAATATATTGAAAAAAACATTATAAATCCGGAAAAACTGTGGTATTATTGGTTTATACACCAGAACATAGTAAAAGTAGAATATCTCGATGGCTATGAAGAAACCAAAGAAACAGTTTTTTTGAAAGACTTGGAACAACCTGGATATGCCTCCGCTCTGCGGGCGAGTAGCAAAGAAATTATAAGAAGAAATATCAAAAAACCAAGATGGAAAATGATGAATAAAGCGATACTAGACTCAATGGACAATGATAACGCTCAACAATTATTTTGTAGAGTGACTCGCTATGATTATTCTTATTATATCGATGAAAGCCTTGTCAAAGCCTTAGATTTGCCATTGATTGACCAATATTTTATTATTGAGAAAGGAAACTAAAAGTATGAAAGCATCAGAAGATTTTGTTACAACAAAATATAATATTTTTTTATTAGAGTTGAAGCAGAAGAAACAGCAGACACAGCAGGCGGGCGCGACAGCAGCGTTGGGAACGAAATATTAGCATGCCTGATAATTACCAAAATTATATTTATCTTTTCAACAATGAAGAGATGCTTAAGCAAGAGGGAACTCTTGCACAAAACTGGACCACCAAACCACTAATCGATTGGTCACTCGGTACTGCGAAGGATAATGAATATTTTGTTGTTTCTAAAAATCAGGCTGTTGAAGCTGGGCAGTTGACATATGATGCAGCTTATAAGACTGCTCCTACAACAGAGATAGCATTAGAAGATTTTCCAACAGCAAACACAGCACTTCCTCCTTTGCTCCCGTCAACGCCGGTTCAAGGTGTCGCAGTAAATGCACCCGGCGACATTATAGAAAATACGGTCGCGACTATTATCGATGATCCAGGTCATAATATTTTTGATACTCATGTATTTAAAATAAATCTCCCCACTAATGAGATCCGCATGCCAACAAAGGAATATAAATTTGGGAAAACTGTGCCGTCGCCTAATAATTACCCTTCTCCGAATTATTCAGATTGGTATTCATTTGGATTTCCATATCTCAAACAACAGAAGAAATGGCTAGTATTTCGAAATTATCCCAAGGTTAGTAGCATGGGGGTATCTGATCATCAGAAGGCTCAAATTGGCGAGGATAATGATAAGCGCGCGCTTATACCGAACAAAAAGAACGCCCAGTTTTTGTTCCATCAAGATACTATTCGAAGAGTCTTTAATTGGAAATACTTTCAAGGCACTCCCTCTGAGTTTGCAAAAAAAGTGGATGATGTTTTTTATGATTTTTATCTCAGCACTTCTCAACCGTTACCAGGAACAGATGGATATTTTGTTTCTAATTCAATATATGATATCAATACAAAGATAGGAACTCCATACGACTTTCAAACCCTCCTGTTAGAAGGCATAAATGATAGCGCGAATGGTGTAGATTCTAAACAACCCAGCTATGACAAATTATATAATTATTATGATGGTCAGTATGAACCTATTGTGATCAGCGCCATCGAAAACGGCATAATGGATGAAAAGGGCTTGCCAAGTATCTATGATTTTCTTTATTTAGATCAACAGCCGGGACTAGCACCGTATGTAAAAATCCCAGACATGTCTCTAGAAGAAACCAATCTTGCCAGTATTAATCAGTGGCTAGATAATTTTGCAAAACAATGTAGTCGTTACATGCAAACTGATAAATATCCAAAATACAGTTTAGTCGAAGTTGCAACCAAAATTGACAAGGAAACAACCTTAGACGGCGATACTTTTGACAAATATTTTATTGTACCATCCGAAGTACAGTCAGATCCGAGAAATTCTTTAAAATATCAACCTACCCTCAAAAAAGTTGGGTTATTGGCTGTTCCATATATTGCCACCGTTCAGCCTGATTACTTATATGAGATAAAAGACAGCGCAATTCCAACTTGGCTAAGTGAACTAAAAACAGGAATTTACTTTTCAGAAAAGCAATTGGATACCTTTACTGAAGCTTTGGACAAAGACACTGTATTCCCTCATGCATTGAAAGTAAACATTCCAATTGAGACTGTTGGACCCATAGCTAAATTATTAAGCCAATATAATTTATTAGACAGTTTGAACACCTATGCAGCTTCAACTATTATTCCTAATGAAAATAATATAAGCACATACCAAAGATTTGCGGGTTGTGTTATCAACGGACTCGACGGCTCCAACTTCAACAATCTAAAAGATTTAAAGCTTCCAAGTTTCAAAATTCATTTCAATAAAGACAATCATTATACTCTCGAAAACGTAATCAGTGATGGAACACAGCTTAGTACAAGATTCAATACGTTGGTGCCGTTCGGACCAAATGATGTTGATGAGCCATTGGCTGACAGAGCAATATTTTATTCGTGGATAAGCGAACAACTTAATATTTTATTAGAACAGACATTTAAAGACGAAACGGATTATAAACTTCCTCAACCGCCTAAGACGTTTTTCAAAATAATACCACTGCCGCAAAATGATCCGGATTCTAGTGAAAGCGAACACTCCGTATTGCCTTATCCTGCCATCGTCCAAATGTGGACATGGTGTGATTCTGGACCCACTAAAACGGCAACACAGCCTGGATGTTTTCGTGGTTTCCGTTCCCCAGCTTCTGCAAATAATACGACCAATTTTGGAGTACGACATGTCAGATATACAAGCGCTGAACACCTTGAATGGAAAAAAGAAATAAAGAGAAACTTAGCAGACGCAAATACCAACGTAACCAGTAGCCCTTTCCTAGAAATTATTAACAAGTTGAATAAATTTGGAGCAGAACCTAGTGATATATATGATTTGTCCGATGCAGATAAAACACCATTTTCCATCTTTTCTGAAAAAACAGGAATAAGTGATTTGTATATTGATAGTCTTACTGCTGGCATTGCTCCGGAAGTTTTGGTATATGGCGTAAACAAGAACGTTACTAGCAACGATTCAATCCAAATGTTATTAGAGAAGCTTAAAACCATATCTCTTAAAAAGAAATTATCTAGATTGTTTGTTGATGGGAAGCTTATGCGAACTCCAAACGATATTCATAGTGGGAAATTAGCGCATCAAGAAACTTTGATGTATGAAATTGCAAAATATAGTATATCTGACGATAACACAGAAAAATATATACAAAGTATTTTCTTGCCGATAACTGAAAAATCTCAACTTTCTTATTATGACACTCAAGTATTACCCTTCAAAAACTATTTTTATAAAATATTTGCACATAAAGCAATTGTGGGCACAAAGTATAAGGCAGTCCCATACAACCATGCAACCAACAATACAGCTGATATACCATCACTCTGTTATAACGTTAAGCCATTCTTACCACCGCCAGACTATAACAACAACAATCCCAAAGCTAGCGATACTCCTAAAACCAACTACGCTGAGTTTTTTGTAGGAATCAATTATGAAATTGAGCCATATGTTGAGGTAGTTAGAGTGCCATATTATAATGTCAGCGCTGTCAATTTAGCTGTTGATAAAATAAATTACTCTAGAATTGAGGACTATCCACCATTGGCTCCTCAAATCAATATTGTACCGTTTAAGGGAGTTAACAATAAAATACTGATTATGTTGAATAATTCAATTGGACAAATCGAGCAGTATCCTAAAGTTCTCTTTGAATACGAAAAGAAATCAGTTTCTGATTTAGCATTGGCACAGGACCGCATACCTGGAGATAAACTAATTTATAAATCTGATGATGCTCAAGGCACTTTTTCATGTTTTAGAGTTGACAACTTATTCGATTCATATGAAAAACTTCCGAAAGATACATCGATAAAACTTAGAGAATTAGAATCAAATTCAATTGAAAAGAATGATTCTTATATAGATTTTATAACGCCGAATCAAACTTATTATTATGTTTTTAGATTTACAGACATTCATAATAAAATATCCAATCCAACAAACATATATAAAGTGAGAATGGAACAGCCGATACTTGGTTCTTCATATCTAACAGTCGAAGTGGTAGATATAAGGGACGTACAAAAAAAGAACCATGATTTAAAATTTCGAACTGTTAAGAATATGCAAAAGTACTTATATGTACAACCTAGCTTTGACCAAAGCGTTGTCACAGCTGAGCCTGATATTGAAAAAAAGTTTTTCAAAGACACCACTGTCTCATTAGGCGACCCAGAGTGTGGTTCGGTTTTTGGTAAAAAATTCAAAATAAGAATTAGCTCAAAGCAAACTGGAAAGAAAATAGATATTAATTTGACAGTCAAAGACCCTGAAATCATTATAAATGAATAAATATACTATTTATATACAAAGGAGAATAACGGATGGCTTTTTTAGATAACTCTGGTGACATTATTTTAGATGCCGTATTGACAGATACGGGAAGAATGCGCTTAGCGCGAGGTGATGGTTCTTTCAAAATCGCCAAATATGCGTTAGGTGACGATGAGATCGATTATGAATCTTACAATGCAGGACACCTTAGCGGCTCAGCATATTACGATTTAGAGATCCTACAAACTCCCATCTTCGAAGCATTTACGAACAACACAGCCACCATGAAAACAAAACTGGTAAGCTTATCAAATAATAATCTTCTTTATTTGCCGATAATGAAAATAAATGACAGGTCCGTTCTCTCCAGTCCCGGCGCCGCCGCCGGTTTTATGGCTTCCGGCTCTCATGTTTGTTTTGTCAACGAGACAACAGGAAAATGGCTGTATGGTGACGAAATTGACGGCGCTACCACGACCGGGACATGGAATATTGATGCAAATGCCGAAGGTTACATAGACGGATCCGCTATGACAGACATCGGTAATCGAATTAGAGTCGACCAAGGTTTGGACACTAGTGAGGTTTCACCCTCTTTAGTGCTAGATCCAGAATTAAAAGAAACCCAATATATTGTAGAGATTGATTCACGCTTTGCTAAGATATATGATAAGCTAGGAAGTGCTAACGTGTCAGCGAATCCATCTTTTATTGATGATGATTCGATTGCAACATATTATTTCACACAAGGACAAGGCGGTTTTGTTGGCGAGTCTGAACGAGGTCCAAAAACTGACAATCCCGCGAATAATCCAGGGAAGGAAACCATCTTAGGTCCACGTGGAACTCGTCTGACTTTTGGTCTTTTAGCTTCTACTGATTTGGTGTCAAGCAATTACTTGTTTACCACTCTCGGCACAACACTAGTGCGTGAGGACGTGACATGGTATTTTATTGATTCAACAATCAGAGTTACCGGAGTAACAACTGGATATAGATTAGATATCCCAATAAGATTTCTAAAGGTTAATAAATAAACGTAAAGAATAAGGAATAACAAATGGCTAACACATTCAAAACATTTTTAAATAGCGATATCGCTACCACAAGGACGTTGCTTCATGAAGCAATTCCGATAACAGGAACAATTGTATCTGGTACATATACTAGCGATGCAAATATCAAAACTTTTTCTCATGGAATGTTTGAAGCGGTTTACGATTATCCTTATCTAAGTTCTTCAGCAAACCACATTTTTGATGTCACTGCTGGTTATTCTGCTAAAAGTTCCTTGTCTGATTCAGCCAACACACAAAATTCAAAAAAGATTAACATTTATAACCAACACGCGCAGGTGTTATATGGTTATGATTCTACTGGGTCTATTCAACAATTTGATACTGACGGTAATATCAACGCTGGCGGCACCAAGATGAAAGAATGTTTCTTTGTCAATTTCTCTCGCTTATTGACAAAAGATGAGGTCAAAAAAGGATCTTTTAGGTTTGATTTATGTACATCGGGCAGTGATTATCAGGATGCAGATGCCAGAAGCGGCATAAAAACTTTTGGTGATTATGGCGCCAATAACGAATACAAAGTTAACTCACCAGCCGGTGAATATGCTCTTCTATATACTGCGTCGGCTGATCCACAAGGTGAAGTTATGGGTCATATTTATTATCAAGCCGGTATTGCCGTGATCACTGCTTCATTCTTCAGCGGCTCCTTTGGAGATCCGGATTCGGATGATACTGGAGGCTTGAATACAGTAGAAAATCGTCTCACAGGCTCCACTATTACTGAATTAGCCAACGGCTTTAGATATTGTATCGATAACATTGAGTTCAACAATACGACAGAACTAAACTCAACAATCTACTTCTGTCGCGCTAACACACAAGACTATAACTATAGTTCTAATCCTACGTACCTCTCAGCTAGTAAGATTAGAGTCAAGAACGATAATCCAAAGGCAGAGCCTGTTTCATATATAACCACAGTAGGTCTTTATTCTGCTGATAATGAGTTATTGGCTGTAGCAAAGCTTTCTGAGCCTTTGAAGAAGTCTCCCTCAAATGAATTAACCTTGAGGGTTAGATTAGATTATTAAAAAATGCCTTTTTATAAGTTCGGTCAAAAAGATATTCTGCGTAACAGGATAAAAGCTTATCCGGACAACTCTTTCTTTATCCACGCTGGCAATATATATTATAACAACGTTGGTAATATTACGGGTTCGTTTACTGATAACGCAGGCAATATCCCCACAGGTCATATTAGTCTTTATGAGATGAACGTTGATAGGGATTTTTCCGAGCATACTTGGGATCCAGATACCAATGTTGGCGTCAAAGCAAGAATATTTCCATTTATTACAAAAGGTTCTTCTTTGAACTCTTTTGGAACAACTTCTACAACCGCCTTCAATCAGTTTCAATATGGAGACGTTATCACCGGCAGTTATCCTCTTTCTTCTTCGATTATAAGATCAGCTTCGATAGAGAACGACACAAGAAAAGAAATAAACGCTCTCAAAAACACTCTAAACTTTTATACACCGGTAAGCCCTAGATACGCATATTCTTCTTCTTATGGAAATAAAAGCACACAAGCTTGTAATCTTATCAGTGTTCCAAGCATCTTTTATGGTTCTTCAATAAAAACAAACTCAGTCAAGTTGAATTTTTATATTTCCGGAACCTTAGTAGCTACATGCGAAGACATTCGCAGAAACGGGGAACTAATTCAAACTAGCGGCTCAGCATATGCTCAAGCAAATGGTTCTGGTTCTGTTGCTGGCGTGGTATTATATAAAGAAGGTTTTGTTCTTCTTACCGGTAGCTGGGGACTGACAGAAAAAACGTTTCAATTTGGTGATCCAACACCGACAGAAGGTACTTGGCTTGATTTTGCAATTGGAGCAAATGATGGCAAATCCCCTATAACAACATCAGCCAGCTTCTCCATGGATTTTGCAGGTACTAATTATATCGAAACTATAACTATGCTGGCTGATGCGCCGCTTGGAGAATTGAATTATTCTCCTAATCCAACTTTTGTGAAATACTCAGCAACCCCTCAAACCGCATCTACCGGTCCAGACGGTTATTTTGGGAACAACAACAGACCATTGAAAAATACAAATAGCTCTTCTTATTACGATTATAATGAAGCGTTTAAAAGACAAATATTTATAAGTAAAATAGGTATATACGATGAAAATAAAAATCTTATCGCCGTAGCCAATCTTGCAAAACCAGTAAAGAAGCCAGATGATAGAGATTTTACTTTCAAACTCAAACTAGACATCTAAAAACAAAGGAAAATCAAAATGATATTAGGATTAGACGTAAGCACCAGTATAACTGGGTTCTGCGTACTTGACAGTAATTTCGAAATTATACGCAGCGGAGCTTGGGATATGAGAAATAAAAATAAGTTTACCTGTCAGTTTCGGAAAGCAGAATATATTAAAGACGCTCTTTGCGACATAAGAGTACAATATCCGATAGAAAAGGTGTTCATCGAGAAACCCTTCACCTTCTTCGGTTCAGGCGGTTCTACAGCAAAAACTATGGCAACGTTGCAACGTTTTAATGGCATTCTGTCGTGGATATGCTTCGATACATTCGGAAAACCACCAGAATACTTTACAGCCCAACAAGCAAGAAAGATGAATGATATTAAAATCCCTCGTGGCTCCAACACAAAAAAGCTAGTTTTAGAATGGGTGCTTGACAAATATCCAGAATTAAATATAGAATATACTCATAAAGGTAATCCAAAACCAAAGTATTTTGATATTGCCGATGCCATTGTTATTGCCAACGCAGGAATGAAATGAACTGGATTACTGGATCAGAGACAGAAATTACCTTTTACGAAATCATCCAGAAGATTAAATCACACAATCAAAACAACGGACAAGTATTCGTTGGTACCGATTCCCTCATAAAATCCGGACGTTGCACCTTCACCACAAGTATTGTGTTGTTAGGAGCAGACGGACAAAAAGGAGGGCTTTACTTTTATAAAAAAGAAAAATATAATGAACCTACAAGATTTTATACTAGGATATTGAGAGAAGTAGAAAAATCAATCAATATCGCTATGAGTATAACTGAAGTATGCCCAAACGCAAATTTGGAAATCCATATGGATGTTTCGCCAGAAGACAAAAGCGAAAAGACATCCAGAATGGCAAAGATGCTAATGGGCTATGCCACTGGGTCAGGCTTCAAATGCAAAACAAAACCAGAAGCATTTGCGGCGACATCAGTAGCAGACAAACATACTAAATGATCAAAAAAGAAAATATATTACAAGACGTCCTCGGAAACTCATACAAAACAAGAGATGAGCTTCTGTTCCATTGTCCTTTCTGTAAGCATCACAAGAGAAAGCTCTCTGTCAATCTAGACAAATCAGTTTTCAAATGTTGGGTTTGCGATACAAAAGGTGGCATCTCCTATCTTGTTCGTCGCTTCGGCACCATCAACAATCGTCACGATTGGGAACTTTTAAACCAAGAAATAGATATGTCTTCCGTAGAAACAATGTTTGCGGAGAACAACGATGAAGTAAAAGAAGTTGTAGATCTCCCAAAACAATATCTTTGTCTAGCGAGAAGAGATCTACCACATTCAGCAAAAGAAGCATTATCATATCTAATGAGCCGTGGTATTCCAAAGTCAGACATGCTCTATTATAAGATGGGCTATTGTGATACAGGCAAATATAGAAAGAGAATTATAATTCCTTCCTTCGATGAAAACGGAGATTGCAATTACTTCTCAGCAAGAACATATGGAACCGACTGGCTGAAATATAAGAACCCTCCCTCGACTAAAAATATCATTTTTAATGATCTTTTGGTAGATTGGGACAGCCCCATAACCCTAGTCGAAGGCGCATTTGACGCAATAAAAATAAAAAATTCTATCCCAATATTGGGTTCTACGCTCAATGAAAACACTAAACTTTTCAAGAAGATAGCAATCAAGCAGCCGAAAGTATATCTTGGGTTGGATAAAGATGCATTAACAAAGTCTTTACAAATGATTTTTTCTATGTTAGAGTATGGCATAGATGTTTATTTTTTGGATACCACAAAAATAGACGATATTGGCTCGATAACGAAATTTGAAGCTGAAAAGCTAAAAGAAAATTCTCAGCCAATGAACACAGAAAATATTTTTAATATTTATTGGAGTAATTAATGACTAGGTTCGCTCACATTAGTGATACACATATACGCAACTTGCGATATCATAAGGAATACCGCGCAGTATTCGCCGCTCTTTTTGAGCGTCTAAAAGAAGAAAATGTGGATTACATTATTCATTGCGGAGACATAGCACACTCCAAGACACAGATCTCTCCAGAGTTCGTAAAATTGTGTTCTGAGTTTTTAATTGGGCTTTCGGACGTTGCTCCTACCTATATAATATTAGGGAACCATGATGGTAATCTGAAGAATAGTAGTCGTGAAGATGCGATCTCACCCATTGTCGACGCACTAAACTTGCCAAATTTGTTCCTACTAAAGCATGCAGGAGAAACGCAGATTGATCAAGAATTTACTCTTAATGTACTTAGTGTCTTTGATCGTAGCAACTGGTGTAGTCCTACTGATCCCAATCG